CGCATGTGTATAAAGATAGACGACCTGGTGATGCCGAAAAATTGACAGTAGACACCGTAAGCACACTAGTAAAACCGCAGTACACTCTAGAGGAGATGTGTATTAGCCAATTAGAACTCGAAAGGAATAAACGATGAGAATTTTGATAACAGGAATGAACAAACTACAGTGTACAGAAGACTTCTATAAGTTTCAGCAACTTAAAGTAGTGCCATCACACTATAGTTTATTAAGATGTCTGCGAGATATGGGACATACAGTCGATCAACGTGTAGTAAAGATTGGCGAAACACTTGACGAATATGATCGAGTTATATGCTTCTTGCATAATGCAGGATCATTTGTACAGAGCGTGTATAACGTAGGATGGACACTATTTCAACGTCCTGATGCTATATTAGCCTATGATGACTGGCAAATCGAGAGTATCTATAATAGTCTATACTTCTCCAATGAACGGTGTGAAGAAGACTTGTTTAGAGATCATCTTAAAAATCAACACGTACAACTTGAAGGATTTAATGAAGTAAGTAAAAAATTCATTCTTAAAGGTTTAAGTCGTATTCGTAAAGAAAAGTTGCCAGTACTTATTAGTGCATTCTCAGGTGGTGATGTGAGTAAGTTAACTAATTTAGAGAATGTACATACATACAATCCTAATCCATATCACCTACACCGTCAAACAATGCGGGTACATCCTGAAGATAAAGATCGTACATTCAACTTTGCTAGTTTAGTACAAGGTAAAACACAAAAGTGGTTAAAGAAACAAAACTGCCCTTGGCCAATCGAATACTTTGGTAGTAAGAAAGACAATCAGGAACGTATCACTGAAGACGTAATGGTTGCTGTATATGCACATCACTGGGGTTGTTTAATGCCAGGATACTATCATGCAGGTAGTGGATGGTGGAGAGCACGACCTACTCAAGTTGCTGATGTAGGTAGTATTTTAATCGGTGAACCAGCGGAAATGAAAATTTATTATGGTGATGAGTCATTAGCAAGTTTAACTGCCGCTGACTTAAAAGATTGCAGTACACACGAATTGACTGTAATTGCTGAAGCACAACGACATGCTCTATACACCTTACATCCACTTGATAAGAGTGTGCAACAACGAGAATTGCAGGTGGTATTAGACTTATGAAAAAAATATTAGTGGTTGGTGCAGGATTTAGTGGTGCAACAGTTGCTCGTGAACTTGCCGATGCAGGTAAATCGGTGACAGTTATAGATCGTCGTCCGCATCTTGCGGGTAATGCATTCGATTATAGAGACAAACACGGTATTCGTATACACCAGTATGGACCACACTTATTTCATACCAATAATCGAGAAGTATGGGATTATCTGCAAAGATTTGGTGAATGGACACCTTATAAACATCGTGTAAAAGCATTATATAATGGTAAGTATTATACTTTACCAGTTAATAAAGAAACTGCAAATGCAGTAGGTCGAGATAATATTATAGATATATTCTATAAACCGTACACTCGTAAAATGTGGGGTATGGAATTAGAACAAATTGATCCAGATATTGTTAATCGAGTTAAAATTCGAGATGATGATAATGAATATTATTTTCCAGATGATGAATTTCAGGCATTACCAGTTAATGGATATACAGACATTATTAAGAATATGCTCGATCACCCGAATATAACTACAATATGTAGTACTTCATATGACAAACATTTTGAAGATCAATATGAGCATATATTCAATAGTATGCCGATAGATGAATATTGGGAATATCGATTCGGTCCATTACCATGGAGATCTATTAAGTTTCATAGTACTACATTAAAAGAATCAAAGATATTCCCAGTTGCTACAGTTAATTTTACTCATGATAGACCCTTTACACGAGTGACTGAATGGCGACATTTACCGCATCATGGTGGTGACGGTAATTATACTACAGTGACATTTGAAGAACCCTGTGATTATCGAGATAATAATATGGAAAGATATTATCCAGTTAAAGATATTAATGGAGATAATAGAGCATTATATAAAAAATATAGTGATATTCCACATGAGAAAATGACATTTATTGGTAGGTGTGGGATGTATGCTTATTTGGACATGCATCAAGCGATCGCCAGTTCACTAAAAATTGCTCGTGACTACCTAAAACTGTGTCCGAAATGATACACTTTTCGTAAAAAACTGTGTACACCAACCTAAAATTGATGTATAATTATTCATACACTCGATAATGAGTGTATATAAACTAAAGGAAAAAACCATGAAAACATTTGTAATTAAACGTATAACTACACATTACGCAACCATCGAAGCTGATTCACTCGAAGAAGCACTTTATGCAGCACAACACTTGCCAGAATCTGAGTACGAACTCGACGATGTCGATTCTTACATGGAAGAGGAGTTTGCAGAATGATGTATAACACTACAGCACTCTCAGTATTTCGCAAGTTGCGTAAACACGGTTATGAAACCGAACATGCGCTATCGACAGTATGCGAAATCGCCGGTCTCGACTATGACGAGCACGAAGACGAGATCTGCGAACTTCGATCATTCCTCGTCTTAAACGACGTGCACCCTTCGTACTACGAATAAAGTTAAAAAAAACTGTGTACATTACACTAACTTTAGTGTATAATAAATATATGTACAGCAATCCCGCTGTACATGTATAAACCCTTGGCTATATGCCAGAAAGCGAAAAAACTATGACAATCTACGTAAACTCTGACGAAATTAAACACGTCGATATTCCCGAATTTGCACAGCGTATGCGTAAACTCGGTAATCGTCTACATTCTCTTGCCGGTATTCTCGAACGCGATAGTGTGCTCGACATAACTATGCTCGACAACGAATTCTTCGACATTCTGTGTGGCGATGCAACTGACGAAATGTACGTTATTGGTGGTACATTTAACGACTTAATTGTACCGTACAAACAAGCACTGCTTGACGAATTCTTACAGGAGAACATGCAAAATGGACAATAAGCAACCGCCTAGACCTACACACCGCGTACTATTTGAACGTGTGCGTGTATTAGCATATATGCGACATGCACGAGATAGTCTGATGAAAACCGACTTATCATTCGAAGACAAGCAGGATTTTTTGCGCGAATTTAACTTGCTGCAAGAAGCATACGAAATTAAACTGAAGGAAACACAATGAAAGCATATTCTGGAAAATTAAATGGTATGGACTACTTAGTTATACCGACTCGCAATCGTACTGAACAAAACGAAGTCAAATGTGAAATTCGTTGGGATGGTGATGGCAGTGACTTTATTTGGTTTGACGATACAGGTACTGAACTTGTTTGTCAACTTAACGATAAAATTCGTGTTAATAAACTCGAGGAATCAGTATGAAACTTACATTTACATCCACTACTCATTATGAGATACATAACAAACGTACTAAACTTGACGGTACAGTAGTAATTGCACAACAACCTGGTACACCGCAATGCGAGACAATGGAAGAAGCACAGGCATTCCTTACATTGCTTAAATTGGGCAAGTTGCGACAAGAACACGGTTATTATGAGCCCTGTGAAGAGTACTATATCTACAAGTTTACTACACAAGTTGAACGACTAGAAAAATACGAAAATCCTGACTACGATGAAGAGTACGATCGCCGTATGCAAGAAGAAGCACTCGAGCGACAACGCTTTAAATCTCGTTCAGTAGTATCTGCTATAAAATAATAACTACATAATCTCCGATTTATGACCTACAGCATAAAACCTGTAGGTCTTTTTTTGCGTATAATAAATATATGCATGCAAGAACAACTCGAAATGCAGACCGATCCGTCACTAGAAGAAGACACGGATCCCTATATAATATCACTAGAAGAACGTGGTATCGTTGAAGTACCGCGCGACCCATCCAAAAGAGGAAATAAACCTAAAGAACTTGTAGCAGTTGAAGTTCGAGGTTATGAAGTAGGGCGTGGCATTCGTAAGCGTGTTGTCAATCCTGAAGATGTATATAAACTAGCAGCAATAGGTTGTAAAGACGGTGAGATTGCGCGTTGGTTTGACATAGATGAAAATACATTAGCACGAAACTTTGAGATGGCGCTACGAAAGGGAAGAGAGGATATCCGTCAGTCTCTACGTATGGCACAACTTAAAGCTGCACTAGGTGGTAATGTAGTTATGTTGATTTGGTTAGGGAAGAATCTCTTAGGACAGAGTGACAACCCTCTAGATAGTGAAGCCAATCAACCACTACCTTGGACTGACGACGAATAATGCCACTAAGTGCAGCACAATCAGAGATAGTAAATGCACCACACCGATTTAAGGTAGTAGTTGCAGGTCGTCGTTTTGGTAAGACACACCTTGCTATACGTGAATTATGTAGAGCAGCAAGAATGCCAGATCAAACAGTTTGGTATGTAGCACCTACATATAAGCAAGCTAAGATGATTGCATTTAAAGCACTCAAGAAAAAGTTAGTCAACCTGCGTTGGGCAAAGAAGATTAACGAAACTGAATTATCATTCGAACTTAAAAATGGATCCGTTATTGCTCTCAAAGGTGCTGACAATTATGATAGTCTGCGCGGTATTGGTCTCGACTACCTGGTATTAGACGAATTTGCTGACATCGCAGCAGAAGCATGGTACGAAACACTACGTCCTACACTAGCAGATCGTGAAGGTGGTGCACTCTTTATTGGTACACCTAAAGGTCTTAATTGGGCACATGATCTTTACACTGCACAAGATGATTTTCCCCATGAATGGCGTAGTTTCTCATATACTACTATTGAAGGTGGTAATGTAAAGCCTGAAGAAGTAGAAGCAGCACGTCGTAGTTTAGATGAGCGTACGTTCAGACAAGAATTTGAAGCAACCTTTGAAACCTTCTCTGGTAGAATATTTTATGCATTTGACCGTCGTACTAATGTAGTAGCATACACACCACCTGAACGTAAGATTGCTGATATACATATTGGAATGGACTTTAACGTTGATCCTATGAGTGCTGTAGTAGCAATTAAGATTGGCAACTTGCTACACGTTATAGATGAAATTAAAATCTATGGATCATCTACTGATGAGATGGTACAAGAGATAAAAACACGCTATCCCACTAACAACATAATCTGCTATCCAGATCCAGCAGGAGCACAACGTCGTACATCAGCGGGTGGACGCACTGACCACACTATACTACGTTCAGCTGGATTTACTGTAAAAGCCCCACACTCACATAACGCCATTAGAGACGGAGTAAACGCAGTTAATGCAAAACTGTGTAGTTCTACTAATGAAAGAACACTATATATTGACCCTAAATGTAAATATGTAATAGAGTGCTTAGAGAAGCATACGTACAAAGAGGGAACTTCTGTTCCTGACAAGAACAGTGGATTTGACCATATGAATGATGCACTTCGTTATATGGTCGATTTCTTGTTCCCAATTAGACAGCCAAATTCTATTAATCCTAACCAACATTGGACACATAGTATCGCTGAAGATCGCACTAAGTCCATAAATCAGACTTGGGCAGTTAGATAAAAAAGGATAAAGCAGTGGCAAATCAAACACTCGTTGAAGACTATGTTAGACTAAGCATGGTAAATCGTGAATATGGAAGAATGCGCCCTCGCTTCCAATTCTTGTTAGACAGTTTTATGGGCGGTGACGACTACCGTAGAGCAGGTTATCTTACTAAGTATCAACTAGAGAATGATGCTGACTATCAAGCACGCTTACGCAATACTCCCTTAGACAATCATTGCAACAGCATTATTAGTACATACCTCTCATTCCTATTTCGCAATGACATTGAACGTGATTTTGCAGATTGGGAAGGTCAAGCAGACCTTGAAGCATTTCTTAAAGATGCTGACTATGAAGGTAGATCATTTAATGCTTTCATGAAGGAAGTATCTACATGGACATCGGTGTTCGGACATACGTGGTTGTTAATGACCAAGCCTAACATTGGTGCAGAAACCCTAGCACAAGAACAAGCAGCAAATGTTCGTCCTTATGTAAACATCATCACACCTATGGTTGTTAATGATTGGACATGGCATAGAAACTTAAATGGTAGTTATGACTTAGTATACATACGCTACATTGAAGATGTCCTAGATAAGATCACAGTGGTCAAAGAATGGACACCTACTGAAATTCGTACTTGGATTTTAGATGATCAACGTCGTGAAGCACAAATTAAGAGTATTGAACCTAACGGACTAGGTCGAGTACCTGCCATATGTGTCTATAACCGTAAGAGTATTGTTCGTGGTCAAGGTATTTCAGATATCACTGATATTGCCGATGTACAACGCATGATATATAACCTTACATCTGAGATTGATTCGAGCATTCGTATGGATGGACATCCTACGTTAGTAGTTCCACCTACTGCACAATTAGGTAGTGGTGCAGGTGGTATGATTGTCCTACAAGATGGTAGTGATCCTGCTCTTAATCCCTACTACCTAGAACATTCATCTAATAACGTCACAAGCATACGTGAAACCATGAAAGATCTCATTGAGAAGATCGATCAAATGGCAAATACAGGTGGTGTTCGTGCTACACAGAGTAGTGCTATGTCAGGTATTGCCCTTGAAACAGAATTTCAATTGTTAAATGCGCGCCTTAGTGAAAAAGCAGATTCGCTAGAATTAGCAGAAGAACAGATATGGAAACTATTTGGTATGTATCAAGGTCGACAATTTAACGGCAGTGTTAAGTACCCTGATAACTATTCTATACGTGATGTGCAACGTGAATATAATGAATTGAATACTGCTAAGAGTGCATCAAGTAGTCCTGCAGTGACAGATGTAATTGACTATAGACTACGTGAATTATTAGATGATCCCTCATTACCAGCAGAACCTGCAACTCACCTTGCAGGACAGGGATTTAGCGAAGCAGGACCACAGAAGACTGGACCAACTACAAATAAATCTAGTAGACCACGCAGATACTTCTCATCAACTACAACAGGACTAGAATAATGGATAAACTAATTAAATGTATGATGGTTGCTTTTGCCAACAACTTTACATTCTACTTAAAAGCACATAACTATCACTGGACTGTAAGTGGTGAGACATTCAAACAAGACCATGAGTTCCTAGGTGAAATCTACGCTGCTGCACAGGAAAATATCGATGGATATGCTGAACAACTTCGCCGTATTGGTGCATTCCCACAAGGTGACATTCAAGAGATTGTAAAGAATGCCTCTATTATAGATGCACCTCTAAATGAGATGCGGGAAGCTAATTTAATGTACTTAAATTTATTAGCAGACCTTGATGTTATTGTTCCATACTTACAAGATGTGTATGATGAAGCAGGAGTTGTAAGAGAATACGGTCTACAAAACTTCCTAGCAGAGCGCATTGACGAACATCGTAAACAACAGTGGATGTTAACTGCAAGTGTTGTTGATGAAGCTGACTACATCGTTCCTGGTACTACACCTCCACCACCTGATCCATCAGAATATTGCCATAAAATGCAGAACCCTGATACTGGGTTAATGGTAGAAGTAGAAACACCTGAAGAACATGATGCTGCAATTGCTGCAGGTTATACTGTTGAAGTAAAAGAATAATATGCCAGTACACAAAGTCACTACAACTAAAAATGGTAAACCTGCTGTAGGTTATAAGTGGGGTCAACATGGACATATATACACCGGTCCAGGTGCTCAACAACGAGCTGCAGCGCAAGGTCGTGCTGCATATGCAAGTGGTTATCGAGGAAAATCAAAGTGAAAACTAAGAAAACAGGTAAAAAACCACCTAAAAAATATTAATTATATAAATATTAAACTGATTGCTATCCAGTAATCAATTAACAACACTCTGAAAGGGAGGCGATGCGACGATGTCAGACAATACACCGGCTAACGAAGACACTGGGTCTTTAGATAACAATAACCAGGCAACAAAGACCTACACACAACAAGAAGTTGATGATATGATGGCTCGCACCAAAGGTGCAATTAGCAAGAAATATGAGAAGCTTTTTAATGAGTTAGGCGATCCTGACGAACTGCGACAGATCAAGCAGTCATATGATAAACAAAAGCTCGACGAACAAAAGAAACGTGGAGAATTTGATAGCATATTGCAAAATTTGGCACAGAAGAAGGATGAAGAAATCCGTAAGAGAGACGAGATTATTAGAAACTATACGGTTGATGTACCATTAGTTTCAGCAGCTGCACAACTTCGTGCTGTTAACGCAGAACAGGTTAAGCAATTGTTGAAACCGCAGTTAAGGTTAAATGAACATGGTGAAGTTGAAGTACTTGATCAAAAGGGTACTGTTAGATACAATGACCAAGGAACACCTTTCAGAGTAGAAGATTTAGTTAAAGAATTCTTAGACACTAATCCACACTTCGTAGCCGCAGGTGCTAGTACAACAAATGGTAAAAGTAATATTAATCAAGGATCTCAAAAATTAGACCTGACAAAATTAGACATGAAAAACCCTGAACATAGAAAAATGTACAAGGAAAATCAAACAGGTCAGAGACGATAAAATTACCTTAAAGGAAAAATAAGATGACAATTCCATCAAACAATAATACAGATCGTAACAGCGAACTGTTTGCTCCCCTAGTAGTCCAAGCCGAATACGCTGCCTACGAAAACTCCATTGCACGCCAATTAGTTCGTGTATACGATGTTCCAATGAACGCTGGTAAAGTAGTTCAAGTTCCAGTTTGGGCTTCAATTGGTGCTCAAATTATCACTGACGAAGGCGCCGCAACTCTATTGGAAACAAATACAAGTGCTCCTACAATCACATTGGCAGAACACGTTGTTTACAACCAAGTAACAGACATGTTACGTGACTCAGCTTTCCAAGACGTTATGAGCTCTTTGGGTGACCAAAGTGGTCGTGCTATTGCTGAAAGCCTAGACACACAAGTGTTTGCTACATTTGCTAGCTTATCCAGCGACATTGGTTCTACTACCACAGAGTTAACCAGCAACTTGATTCTTCAAGCCGCTGCCACTCTACGCGGTCGTAAGTTGACAGGTCCTTTCTTCGCAGTTGTGCACCCAAATTGTGCTTACAACTTGAAGAAACAATTGACAACTACATTGCCTTACAGCGGTGCTAGTGCTGGCGCACAATTAGGTGCTATCACTGACATTGGTAACAGTGTTCTTTCTAACTTCTATGTTGGCCAATTGGCTGGTGTTCAGATCTTTGAAAGTGCCCTAGTTGCTGCTGATGCAACTGGCGGCGCTACAGCATTCAAGAACGGTGTATTCTCTATGAATGCTATCGGTCATGCAATGCGTGGTGGTATTGATATGAATACATTGTATCTACCAGCTGCTCGTGCTACTGACGTTGTATTGAAAGCTGTTGCAGGCGCTGGTGTTCTACAAAGTACATTCGGTGTTCGTATCACAGCCGAAGGCACAATCAACTAATATAACGGAGACAAGGTATGGCTTTTCCTAACAATTGGATACTTAGTGGCGGTAATGTAATATCATTCGCAGATGCGGCTGATGTACGTAATATTGACCAACGCGTATTCGAGGCCAACGAAGGCCTTACCGACACTCTAGTTGAAGATATTTTAATTCGTTCAACAACACGTCTTATTCAAAATTTTGGAAATACTGATTGGTGGAGAGCATTCTATGTTCGTATGAATGGTGGGACATATGATCCTATTGTTTATAATAGCCTAGGATTAATCCCTATTCCAGATCCAGATCCAAATAAGATTCTTAACCGTCAGGCAGACTTTAGTGACCTATGTGTATTCTATGCACTAAGTTATTATTTGTATCCTAAGATTGCTGACTTTAGTAATCAGGACAATGCTGAGCGTGTTAAGATTGGATTTATGAATGAAAAATATCGCAGTCTATTCCAGGAACTCATCGATGATGGGTCTTGGTATGATTGGAATAACAACGGTGTAGTGACTAACAACGAAAAATTGGTTAGTCGCACCAACATCATAAGAGCACGATAATGAGAGCACAACTGTTAACAGCAATTACCTCAGCTACTAGCACACTTACCCAGTTTGCGGTTAGTCAGGAATTGCCCTGGGAACAAAATGGAACTCCATTATTTCGCAAGAATATGAAGAAAGTCTATGTAGATAAAACATATCAAGAGGAAGCAGTATTAATTCCTACACTTGATTATCGTAATATCTCACAGGACAACTTAATATGTCGCACTTATCTAGCTGTTGATGCTAAAAATACACCCTCTCAACTAGATCAAATTGTCACTAAAATATTAGCATGTAAAGACCAGACAGGTATAGTTAATTTTGTCGCAGAAAGTGATTATACCTTAGACAAACAAGAGGATGTGTTAATCTATACATTCGAGTTTAGATTAAACACAATAACATAAAAGGAAAAATACGATGGCAAACAATTACATCAATGTCTCAAGTCCGTCTAGTCGTGCCATTCTTCAACTATCCACAGGAACCGTTGCTATCGCTAGCACAACAACTGGATATGTGGTTGGAGCACTTCAAGACATCACCGTTTCTAACTCAAATGGTATCTTTAACTGGACCCAGCTGGACTCTACCAGCCAATTGGCAGTAGCAACACCTGCTACTAACCAAATCTCCGGTAATATTGTTGTTGACTCAGCAACATTCTTTGCAGCTACAAACGGCGTGCCAGGAATTTTTGATCTAAGCAATAACAAAACTCTAGTTCAATTCCGTGTGTATTTTAACGGTAAGACAACTGGATCGCAATATCTAAGCGGCTCTGGCTACTTAAGCAATATTGCACCAACTGTTAATCCAACAGCACCTGTATGGGTCACACCTATTCAGATCAGTGTTGATGGTGACTTAACACCTGGTACAGTTTAATACTATATTAAACCTAGAAAAGGCATCTTAACGGTGCCTTTTTTCGTAGGTAGATTAAATATATGGAGATCAACAGATGAAAGATTTAAATGAATATTCAAATGAAGATTTAACTACAAGTCTCATTGCAGAAACTGCCAAGGCACTAAGCGAAGTACGTAAAGTGCAGGGCGACCTCGATAAAATTAACGGAAGATTGCGATTTATTCTTACCGTTGTTAACATATTAAAAGAAGAGAGATTAAAATGAAATTAAACAGCTTAGTAGCAAAACCCCAACTAATTAAATGCGAACTTACTGACGAAGAAACCGTCAAGGAGTTTGGTGAACCCATTGAATGGTATGTATGGGATAGACAACCACTTTCTACATTTATGCGATTTGCAGGTAGTGATGTAAGTAGTGGTGAACAGATTATGAGCATCATGAAGGATATGATCCTTGATGAAGAAGGACGACCACTACTTCAAGGTGAAGATACATTGCCAACTGCAGTACTAATGAAGGTAATGAATAAGATGACTGAAGTTCTGGGAAAGTAAGTGCTGCTGAACCTAATTGGGAAGGAGCTAAGATGAGTGCACTATTAAGTATAGATACACTTAGTCAACGATATGGTTTACTTCCCAGTGAATTGTTAGAACGTGCGACGACATTTGATCTCTACGTTTGCAATTCAGCAATTAAGTATCAGCAGATTAAACAGAATGAAGCAGAAGGTAAGTTCGATCACTATAGTGAAGATCAACTATTAGCAATCAAGGATGGATTATGATTAAGGTAAGTGTAAAAGTTGATGATAAAATCCTGCAAAGTAAATTGTACAAACAACGATTTGCACTTAAAAAACTTCCACAAGATGGTTTACGAGAATTTACTGCACTTACACCTAAACGTACAGGTAATGCGCGATCACACACAGAACTAACAACACGAAACGAGATTGTAGGTGATTATCCATATGCACGTAGATTGGATAATGGATGGAGTAAGCAAGCACCACGAGGTATTATAAGACCATTCACTAAATGGTGGCTGGAGCAACTCAAGAAAATAGCAAGGATGAAATAAAATGGCCGGAGCAGATACAACACTAAAGATTGAAGCGGACACCTCGAGTGCCGTACGAAGTATTGCCACTCTTAACTCAGCGTTTGATGGATTAAAGAGTAAACTATTAGGACTTAGTATAGGTGCAGCAGTTGCACAAGCAAATCAATTTGCTCTATCACTAGATCAAGCAAGTCGTGCATCAGGAGTGGCGTTAGGTACAGTTCAGTCATTTAGCACGGCTGTTTCAAATCTAGGTGGTGATGCTAATCGTGCCGCAGGCGATATTATTGACTTTGTTGCTGGATTAGATTCAGCTAAACAAGGCAGTGCAAGTGCTCAAGTTGCTCTAGCACGTATTGGAATAAGTTTAAGTGACTTAGGTAAGATGAGCAATGAAGATTTGTTTAAACAAACAGTTCAAGGTATTGCTAAAATAGGTGATGCATCAACAAGGAATGCATTGGCTGTTCAAATGCTGGGCAAAAGTTTTAAAGACATTGATGTTCGTGATGTTGCTAAAACAATGGCTGCAGGCGGAGGTGGTGGGGCAGATGTTGGTGCCATTAAAAGTGCTGCTGAAGCTCAAAGAAACTTAGCAAAAAATATTGGAACACTACAAGCTGCATTAATTGAAGTAATTAAACCTTTAAACGACATTGTAAAATCTGTTAATGTTAGTAAAGAAACATTTAAAGAATTAATTATTATTGTTGGTACTGTTGCTGCTGCCTTTGGTGTTTTTAAATATATTATTACTCCATTAACAGCTGTTGCTACATCTGCTGAAGGTGCGGCTGTTGCTGTATCTACACTTGGTTTTAAAATTTCAAGTGTATTTGCCCCGATAACACGAGTAATAACAGGATTCTTAGGAGACATTGAACTCATTGGATTAGCATTTACAGGTTTATTTTCCAAAGTTCAAACTGTCTTAACACCGCTTGGCAGATTAATGAGTTTCTTCTCTGGACTTATTGGTTTATTTGCTAGATTTTTAGGTGTTGTTGGTTGGGTATACACTGGATTAGAAATACTTGACTTTGCCTTACGTAAATTATTCAACATTGACTTCTTAAGTCCTGCTGTTAAATGGATGGAAGATTCACTATCTAGTCTAATAAGAAAAGCTGGAGAATTTTTAGGTATTATAGACAAACCTAAAACAGTAAGTACAGAACAAGCAAAAAAGGATTTTCGTCAACAAGAAAATGCCGATGCAGAAAAAATTAGAACAGAAGAACTTAAAAAACAAAAAGAAGAAAGAGATAAAATTGTTAATGCTTTCCGTGCCCAGCGTTTAGAACAAGATAAACTTGTTGCTGGATATAAACTAGAAATCAATAACAGCATTAGACAGTTAGATTTTCAAAATACTCTAATTGGTAAAACACAAGAAGAACAAGATAAGAAAAGTAAACTGTTTGAATTAGAAACCGCTTACATTGGTAAAGTCAATGAGATTCTTGCCAAGCAAGCAGAATTAAAAGCCGCATCCGAAGTAGGCACTAAAGAAGAAGTTGCTACCTACAATGCTTATAGTGCGAATGTTCAAAAGACTGTTATGGCATTGGCTCGTCAATACGAAGTTCAATTAGAAGCAGGAACCAAGTTAATTGATCGTGGTCAAGGTCTAGCCTTACTTGAAAAAGACCGTGAAAATACAATTGCACGTATAACATCATTAATGGAACAGCAAACTAAAATTGCTGAATCATTAACTGCAGCACGATTAAAAATCGGTGAAGGCAAACAAGATCAAGCATTTGCGGCGCGTCTAATTGGTAAGAGTCCACTGCAAAAACAAATGGCTCAGATTAGAGAGGATCAACGTAAGGCCGAGTTAGAAGCAGGTCGTGCATTTGCTGCAGCATTTGAAGATACTGGTGATGGTCTTACACCAGAACGTATGAAACAATTATCTGTTGGATTAAAAGCAATTGCAGATGGTTATAAAGAAATTGCTGATCGTCAAGTTGACAATTTATCTGCAACGCGAGAATGGAGTGCAGGTTGGACAGAGGCATTTGCAACTTATGTTAATGAAGCAGATGATGCTGCTAATCAAGCAAAGACATACTTTGAAACATTCACTAAGGGTTGGGAAGATGCTATTGTTAACTTTGTTAAGACAGGTAAACTATCATTTAAAGATCTTGCTAATTCGATGATTGCTGAATTTGCTAGAATACAGGCAAAGAAAATGTTTGTACAATTATTCGGTGATAACACAGCGGGTGGAGGCGGTGGATTATTAGGTAGTCTATTTGGTGGTTTCTTTGGTAAAGCAGGTGGTGGCGATGTAATGTCAGGTAAACCTTACATGGTTGGTGAAAGTGGGCGAGAATTATTTGTACCTAACAGTGCAGGTAGAATTATTCCAGGTGATCAACTAGGTGGTGGTGGATCAACTAACGTCACGTATAACATCAATGCTGTTGATTCACAGAGTTTCCGTACAATGATTGCGCGTGATCCACAATTTATATACAACATAACAGAAGCTGGAAGAAGAAGTCAGCCAAGCAGGAGATTAGCATGAGTATACAAGCAATAATTAACACAGCAACTAAAATTGCTGTTGATAGACGCCGAGTTGTAGGACAGAGTATTAGTCGTTCACAACGAATTAAAACTGCAACACGAAATAGTGCACAACCTTGGAAGTTAACAATAACACCTGCACCAATTTATGCATGGGATATTGCACGTCCTTATATAGAATACATACAAAATACAGATAAAAATACTGAAGTTGTAGTTAAACTAAGTGACAACCCACGTATGAGTTTTCTTACACAATATCAGGGTGTTGCTGATGAAACACAATTAGCTGCTATGACTGTCACTAATTTTACTGGTACTACAATGACAGTAGGTGGACTTCCTGCTATAGGTAGTAGTGCTCTTTTATTTGGTGCTGGCGATATAATTCAACCGCGATTTAGTAGATATCCATACGTAGTTGCAGAACCTGTACTTCGTGGAAGTGAAACTACAGTAAATGTAAAAACAAATCGCCCGTTAATTACAAGTGAAAATACTACAATAACTAATACACTCCTAGTTGGTACACAGACATCATTTACTATGGTAGTCACACAAATGCCTACATATGAATTTGCACAAAAAAATCGTGTAAACTTTAGTGGTGATTTTGAATTAGTAGAGAAAATCATATGAACGTAATTCCAGCAGTCACATCAAGCAGTGTGGTTCATGGTGTCTTAATTAAGATGACCGTGAATACTAGCACATATACAATTGCCAATACATATAGTCCTGTTGTCTATAATGGTACTACATACCTTGGGTTAGGTCATTACTTAGGTATGAATGAAATACAGGATGACCTGCGTGCAACTAATAATGTGCTACAACTTAGTCTAAGTGGTATACCTAAAGATCCAGGCGAAGCAGGTTTAGGTGATTATTCAAGTTTTGTCAGTCTTATTTTAGGTAGTAAGATTAAGGGAAGCCGAGTACAAATATATCGTGCATTCTTTGACACTATAACTGGCGCACTTTTACCTGATTCTGTTAGTCTTCGCTTTAGTGGTTATGTAAGCAACTACACAATTAGTGATAGTACAGATGTAAATTCGAGAAGTGATAGTTATACGTGTGTTATTCAAATGTCGAGTATACATGCTATTTTAGAAAAAAATATTGTTGGTCGCCGCACAAACAGCATTGACCAGAAGTTGTTATACCCCACAGATATATGTATGGATCGTGTAGTTGCTATTAGTAAAACTAGTTTTGACTTTGGTAAACCATATACTGGTGGTGGTACTGGTAGTCCTGGAGGTGGTGGTGGTGGTTCACCTAATAATCCAGATTATTCAAATTATAATTTTTAAAATTATGAATATTAGAGAGATTAACAGATTTGATTATGACAGTATTTGCGAATTAATGATACAATTTGCAAATGAGTCAGGAATAAAAACTTACAACAAAGATACATATGATTATGAATATGCTAAAAATGTTCTTTTACGTTGTGAAAAAACAGGTGTAAGTCTTGTTGCAGAAGTTGAAGATAAAATAGTTGGAATGATTCTTAGTATGCGAGTTCAAGAGATTTGGATGCCAGAGATTATACGTCTTCGTGAACTTGCATGGTGGGTACTTCCTGAATGGAGAAATACAACTGTAGGTGCTAAATTGTTTATTGAATATCGCAGCAGATCGCAAGAATTAAAAGATAGTGGAAAGATTAGTGGTTATACAATCAGTAAGTTATATAACAGCCCTGATTTTAACTATGAAAGCAGAGGATTCAGATTTATTGAATCAACTTATATGATTGGAGATTAAACATGGCCATTTTTACAGCAATCGCAACAGCAATTGTAGGAGCATTCGTTGAAGGTGCTATTGTAGCAGGTACTTGGGCAGCATTTGCTGTATCAGTTGTAGCAACTGGTATTGCAATGGTCACTTCGCGACTTATTAATGGTAGTGGAAGTAGAGGTGGTGGTGGTACACAAGATCAGGGTGTGCGTATTCAATTACCACCTGCAACTGAAAATAAAGTACCCGTTGTGTATGGACGTGTATTTCAACAAGGTGCGGTGACTGACGCAGTATTAACAAGCAGTGATAGTGCTACTAATGATACAATGACATATGTACTTACATTAAGCGAACGAACAAGTACAAGTACATTTACCTGTGGTGGTGTTTATTGGAATGATCAAAAATTAGTGTTTGGTGCAGATGGTTATACTGTTCAAAGCAGTATTCCTGCAGATGGATCTACCTCTACTACACTTGCTGGTCTTGTAAAAGTATGGATGTTTGCAGGTGATAGCACAAGTAATATTGCAATTGAAGATGGTGTAATTCCAACTGAAAATGCCTATGATTTAATTAGTAGTACATCAACATATAACATGAGTGATCTTGTATTTGCTGTTGTGCGATTAACTTATAGCCAAGATAAAGGTGTCACTGGTTTACCAACAATGTCATTTGATATAACTAATAGTATATCTAACCCAGCAGATGTGTGGTATGATTATATGAGCAGTGAAAGATATGGTGCAGGATTTGGTGATAGTGACCTTGATTTAAGTAGTTTAAATACTATGAGAGTATTAAGTAATACTATACCAGCAAATCAATATGAAAATGATGGTAGTACACCTCTTATACAACCACGATACCAGATTAATGGTGTACTAAACACAGGCGACACACTTAAAAATAACCTAGATCGCATTAATATATCTAGTGCTAGTTGGACTACGTTTGACCATAAAAGTGGTAAATGGAAATTAGTTGCCAACACCACTGGTACAGCAGTTATGAACTTTAATGATGATAACATTATTGGTGAAATAACTGTCACCGCAACTAACTTAGAAGATCTATACAATCAAACAGAGGTTGCGTATGCTAACCGCGGTACAAATGATCAAACTGATTATTATAGAGTAGAAATTGATCCTACACAGATGAATGATCTTGAGCCAGTAAACATTATGCGTATGCGTGCAGAAATGGTTAACAACAGAGTGCATGCTGGTCGTATAGGTAATATAGAACTACAACAAAGTAGATTAGATCTTGTTATTACATTTACTGCAGACTATTCATCATTACAAGTAGAAGCAGGTGATATTATTTCGGTGACTAATCCTATATATGATTTTACTGATAAATTATTTCGTGTCACTCGCGTTAGAGAAACAGAAGGTGAAGATGGCAGTCTAGCAGCAGAGATTAGTGCTCTAGAATATAATGCAAATGTGTATGATGATTTATTATTAATTGATGGCAATACTAAACCTGTTAGTGGTATTCCTGTATATGGAAATATTCCTGCACCATCAGCACCTATTCCTGGAGTAATTTCTACAACAACACCAGGTTTTTCATTAACAACTACAATTGCACCTACTAGCGGAAGTGTAGATCAAATACAATGGTATTATAGTACATCATCATCAACAGGATTTTTATATCTTACAAATGAAATTCCTGCAACAGGCTATTTTACTGCAGGACAAACTATTACTGATAATAACGTGACATTAGCAACTGCTGGTACATATTATTTCCGTGCAAAAGCAGGACTAGGAAGTAGATTAAGTGATTTTAGTGCTGCTAGTAGTCCAGGATTTTATTGGAATCCAAATGATTATGGTGGAATTTGACATATAACTAATAGTAAACTGCAGGTTAATGTAAATATATATTAACAGCATAACAACTTTACAGCGCCACAGTGCTGTAATTTTACAACTTATTTGGAGATATCATGGCTGGTGTACTAAACTTTTCCCAATACTTGGGTGGACCCGATCAGGTCAACGTAGAACAAGTATTTCCCTCAGATCAAAGAACTTTACAATACAATTATGGTGTTAACATCACTAATTGGGATTGGCAAGTAGAACAACAAGTTATTGTAGTTGATGCAGTGACATTTGATCGTAATACAGGTGCACCAAACTTTGCAGCAAGTCAAGTCATTGGATATTTTCCTAGTACAGTAATTGTTGATACTGCAATTAATGATAATCAATATCTTACAGTTCTAAATTCAATTGCAGGTGTAGTTAATATTACACTTCCTAAAGACCTTTATACAGGCCCTATTCTTGCTGATGCTCGTGTTAATGTTCCTATTAATGTTATTAGTGTACAATGGACAGATGCAGGAACTCCTCCTCAAATAGCTAGTCATCGCTGGGCATTCATTCAATGTTGGGAGCCTGGTGTAGAACCAACTGATCCAACTTTAGACGCTGCATATATTCCAGTCGCTGCACCTACTGTATAAACCATGGCAGTCAATAATTTTACTGTTGATCTTGTTCAATACAAGTTTACTGCAACATTAGCATCACCGAGTAATTTTACAGTGACTATTGATGGTACGCCTGTCACTGTCACTCCTCCTGCTAATAATATAGTCACTGCAACTCAGACAATAAGTCAGGTTGATGTTGTTGAAAACGGTATTATTAGTATTCTTGCACCTTCAGTTATTACTGTTGATACATTTAATGGTGATGGTACTACTACACAATTTCAATTAACTGAAGCTCCTGTTGATGCTGACAACGTTGAAGTAATTGTTGGTGGTGTTGTTCAAACACCCAATGACAGTTATACAACTACTTCAACATTAGTTGGAAGTACATTAACTGGCTACATTATTTTTAGTGAAGCACCTTTAGTTGGTGTTAACAATGTCACAGCACGTTATTTTAGTATTCTTATTGCCAAGGAAATTAAAGGCGACACAGGACCAACCGGTCCACAGGGAGCAACAGGTCCAGGCGGCGGATATGGCACTACAGGCACTTGGGCAACACTAGGTGATAAAGTAGGCGTCAATGGTCCTACACAAGTTTTACTTGGTAAGAATGTCACTTCGTCTAATGCTGATAGTGTGGCTATTGGTAATGGAGCATTAACTGGTGATGGTATTAATGTTGCTATTGGCAATAATGCTAGAGCATATGATTATGGTGTTGGTATTGGTTCAGGTGCTAAAGCGAGTGTTGCGTCTGTATCTATTGGAAATTATGCTGGTAATCAAAGTGTTGGAGCAAATACAGTTAACATTGGTAACTATGCTGGGCAAACTAATCAATCTAGATGGGCAACTGCTATTGGCGACGGTGCTGGGCAAACTAATCAAGGACTAAGAGCATTTGCCCTTGGAACTGGAGCAGGTGAAACTAATCAAGGCAGTGATGCTGTGGCATTAGGATCAGGCGCTGGTAGAAATAATCAAGGTGCCAATTCAATTGCTATTGGTAATGGTGCTGGATATACTACAGCAAGTTCTAACACAATTATTTTAAATGCCGCAGGTGGTGAATTAAATTCAGATAGAGCAAGTGCGTTCTTTGTTAAGCCAGTTAGAGCAGTCACAAGTGTTCCAAGTGGATTCAAACAAGTTTACTACAATCCAACTACAGGTGAAATGATTTATATAAATGTATAAGGATTAAACAATGGCACTAACAAGAATTACCCGTGGAATGTTGGCAAATGGATCAGTAATTGTTCCAGACAACTTATACACGCCTGACACTACAGCAACATCACAGACATTCCTAGCTGGCAACGGCACTTGGAAATTAGTTGATGTGCTTAACACCAGCGCATCTTATACTGTAAAAGATTTATTAGTCACTAGCAACCTTACCTCAACTAACAGCACATTTACTACACTAAACGTATCAAGTGACTCACACTTAGATGGCACAAATAGATTAGGCACTACTAATTTTACTGCCAGTGTTGACATTGACAATAACTTAACTGTTGATCGTCAGCTACAAACACAGTCTTTGATTGTTGACACTACTGCTACACTAAATGGCAATGCCACTATAGCTGGTAATGCTAGTATAGCTGGCAATTTAACTGTAACTAACACAGCTACTATACTTGGTGGATTAAACGTAGGTGACATCAATGGCAGTGGCGGAGTAAACATCGCTGGACCGTTGCGTGTTGGTGGAGTAAGCACATTTAGTAATCGTGTTAATGTATTAGGCACTGCTACATTCAGCAACGAATTTAACGTCAATGGTGTAGCTACATTTAACACAGCGACATTTAACAAGCCAGTGACGTTTAATGATGTTGCTGATTTTAACAGCACAGCGACATTTGAAGAAATAGATACAACACAGCTAACTGTGGCAGGTGTTACATACCCTACTAACTATGGATTGTATGGACAAGTCATTGCTAACTTTGGTGATGGACACGCAGAATGGCGCAACTTAGGTGATTTAAACTTTTGGTCACTCAATGATGATTTAAAAACAAATGGCTTTGATTTATTAACTGGCTCTCCTACAGTTGATCTTGCTTTAATTCGTGGTTCATCAATTAATACTAGTTCTGCTTACATTAATTTATTCACTGAAAATGATGGTGGAACATTATACAAAAGTGTCACTGTTCAATCTGATGAAAGAATTCATTTAATATCAAGCGGTGTTGATATTAAGATTGGTGGAAAGACCAGCGTTGGTGATAGTGGTCAAATTAGAATTGGTGCCAGTAGAACTGACATTGATGGAACTGTTAGATTAAGTGGAACACTACGAGGTGGTTATTACACTGATGATAGAGTACACGTTGGTCCTAATGGATTTGAGTTCAGCGATGGCACACGATTAACCACAGCATTCCCTGATATCAGTGGTATACTTCCTATTGCTACTAGTAGTTTGTTAGGTGGCATTAAGGTTGGTAGTGGTTTAAATATTGATCCTACTAGTGGTGTATTAAGTAATTCATATTCTTATACTTTACCTTTTGCTAGCAATAGCACATTAGGTGGTATTCGTGTTGGTGCTGGTCTAGCAATGAACCCATCAACTGGGGTATTAAGTGCCACAGGTGGCGGTGGTAGTAGCACAGGCACAGTTAGCTTAACATCTGATATGTATACTAACGGGTATGATATAAGATTTAATGAAGACTACGGTGATACACATATTAGAATTGCTCAAGATGACCTTACCATTGGCGCTAATAGTTCACTTAATGTAAATGCTAGTTATGTTGGTATTGAAGGCGGTTCTATTCTTGATCTGCGTTTGCCTAATGTAGGTCCGGATTATCCACGCAGAGTTAAAATTGAAAACAGTGGTTTGGAAATTTTACACGACGAACACATTGTTGTTAATGCTCCTGAAATTACAATTGGTGATCAAATTGACGGGTTTACAAATATTGGTGAATTGCGTGTCAATAAAATCTATAATTATGCGGGCACCTACGCACCATTCTTTCCAGCAGGCGTTCAATACGCAGACAGCACAGTTCAAATAACAGCATTTCACCCAGACGGAGGACCGCTGCCAGCGGTATAAACTATGCCAATTTACCCAAGCAATCCATTTTTCGGAGGAGTTGCTCCTAAACAACTTAGACGCGGTAGTCTAGCAGAAGTTCAAAACTATGTTCCAGCACTGGCAGAACTAGTTTATTCAACAACCACTAATCAACTATTTGTTGGCACAGGTGATGCCGTAGGTGGATTATTATTAAGTGGCGGTGGCAATGGTGGCAACCTAGACTTTGGATATATTTTACAACCAGCAGGATTCACATTGGATCTAGGTAGTTTTTAAAGATTAAGGAATAATAAAATGAGTTTACAATTACGCAGAGGCTTAGACGCTGACAGAGCAACAACAACATTCGCTGAAGGCGAACCAGTATGGACTACTGATACTCATGTACTATATGTAGGTGATGGAATTACTCCAGGTGGTATTGAAGTTTCTGGCGGTGCTGCAAACACAGGTGATATTGGTTTTCAAGGCACATGGATTCGCAATACTGGTACAGGTGATATCTATATCAGTCCACAAGATGGCAATACTGGTTTGTATATTCCCAGTGACTCAAACGCCGCTGGTGGTAGTGCTGTAGAATTATTTAATGTCGACGCCGCAGGCAAGGTTAGAATTGATGCTGGTAGTAGTTATTGGCAATTTAATGCTGATGGTAGTATTACATTCCCAGATAGTACAACACAATTAACTGCTTACACTGGTGGAGGTGGTGGATCATCTACTTCTACATACTTTAATTTAACTGCAACTAATTTGTTAGATGTAGGTAAAACACTGTCATTTGGCACAGGCACATATAGATTAATCTGGGGACAGAGCCCTCCTGGCAGTGACAACCAGTTCTACATCAACGGCACTGGCGGTAGCAATGTAAGATTGTTCTATGATCAACTAGATTTTGTTCAGTTTAACAGTCCTTCACAGTGGTTTAATAGTGCCACATATAATTCTACGGCAACATTTAATTCCACAATCACAGTTCAGAAAGCAACTATTGGATTAAACACTGGTTCAACTGCACGTAGTTTTGGCAATGGTTTTATGCCAGTAAATGCCAATAACATGAAGTTAGAACTACCCAACAACGGCGGTAGTTTATTCTTTGCAGTAAAAACTTCACAAGGTGTTCAAAAGAATGTAGGTATAAGCAGACAAGGACATGTTATACTACAACAAGGTGCGTTGTTTAACGCATTTCCTAATGGCGTTTCACTATCATCGCACGATGGCGGACCTGTTAATGTTAGTGCTGCATTTAATGATGGGTTGTTTGGTCATAGCGCATTTCAAACAATTACTACAAGTAGTGGAATTTCGTGGGTTGTTGATACATATAATTATAACACCGAGGAAGATGTTTATTATGAAGCTAATTTTGCTACAAACGGTGTATTTACTGTACCAACATTATCAGCAACAACTGCAACTGTAGAAAAAATAAAATTTACCAATTCAGCCATTATTTCAAATCCACAATACAATGATATTTTAATGTATGCGGGTGATAGTGCTGTTAGGATCAATGGTGACCAAGGTCTTATCATTGGTGATGGTGCTGGTAGCAGTCAGATTGATGTCAATCAAATCACAGGTTTAGGTGGCGGTTATTTAAATGTAGCCAGTGTTCTACAAGTTGGTGATGGCAGTGGTTATGGTTATATCACAAGTAAGGGCGATACTAATCTAGTTTTACAAACAAGTGACAATGATGGACCTGGCGGTAGCATTGTTATTGGTAGTGGTGATGGTGCTGGTATTCAAATGTTCAGTGGTCCAAGCCAGACCTACGAGATTGCTAACTTAAACACATTTACCAACTATCTACGCAGTAGTCAGTTCGAAATCAGAGATAACGACTATAATCTACAACTACAAACTTCTAATAATGGAACTACATTCTACGGAAACTACCATAACATTGGTAATATGGATGGTAATCCGCAGTTAAACAGTCAAGGATCGAGTACATTTACTATCTGCGCTAGTGGTGATTCCTCTAGCAGTGGTAAGCTTCGTGTGACAAATCAAGGCACACCTAACGTATCATTAGCAAGTCCAGATGAAACAAAATCATTAAGCGTAGATAATACTGGCATTCACTTAACAGGCAATTTAGATGGTGGTGAAGGTTATACTGCTTCAATGACTGGCTTCCGTGCTGGTTGGTATGGCGGTAGTGGTGGTTATTCCTTTAAGAATGATGGCAGTCAAGACACTGGTATGTTCAGTTGGGGTGATGGTGACTTACGCTTTAAGAACAACAGCATAGACACTGTGATTGCCAATGAACAGGGCTGGACATTTAATCAAACAGCAACTATACAATCTGTCTCAATTGGACTAAACAATGGTGATCGCGCTCTAAGCGGGTTAGTTGCCAACGCCAATGACATGAAGATTGAGAATCTCAACAATGGTGGATCAATCTTATTCTCAATGAAGAACCCCAGTGGTGTTAACAAAGATGTTGCTATCAGCCGTCAAGGTAATGTTATCCTAGCCAATGGTATTTTAGGCAACGCTTATCCCAATGGTGTTGGATTAACAACAAATGACGGTGGTGTCGTTCGCATTGCCACAGAGTATGATGACAACGAAACCATATATCGTGGTGGTAGAATTATAACAACCAATGATGAAGGCATTAGTATTGGTGTTGATAATTATGACTATGGCACTGACACATATACTGATCATCAACTAACATTAAACTACAATGGCACAATTACACTGCCAGTGGTAGATTTGAGTGACACTACAAATTACACCTTTGATGCCAGTGATAGCAAAGTTGTCACACTGGCAACAAATGACACAATCACATTTGCCAACTTCAGCGGTGACATCCTAATCAATGACTTATATGATGGATTCGTCTATAAGTTCTTGGCTGGATCAGGTGTTGCTATGATGTATGCTGACACAAATCAATATGCTCGTGGATTAAGCAAAACAGTGACAGTGGGTCCAGATAGTTCAGTGGGCATTGAAGATTATGTAAGTATGGATTTTACTGCGGGAAGTTATGTATTCACTAACTTGGCAGCAAGTCGCAACTTCAGCATATTTGCTGTAAAAACACGCAACGGCGGTTAAACAAAAGGAAATAATAAAATGACATTAGAACAAGCAAAACAAAAAAGAGATGAAATCGTGGCACGCACAGATATTGGGCAAGCACAGAAGCAAGCTCACTTAATGCGTCTACAAGCACAACTACGTAGAGAGCATCCTGAAGTTGAATTGGCAGATTTAGGATAATCCTGTGGCACGATCATTAAAAGATCACGAAGATGTATGCAATATTAGGTACGCCGCTATTGATGAAAAACTAGTTAAATTAGAGTATAAAGTTGATGAAATACATCGAGAAATTGATGGTTTTAAGACGTTTATTGTGAAATTAGCAGTAAAATCAGGCGTATCTATATTTGCTATTGTCTGTGGTGCAGTATTCATAGTTAAATTTTAGTGAATAGTTCCATATGTATAATTAAACATATGGAGCAAAACAAATTTAATAAAATAGTAGAGATACTGTTAGAGCCACGACCTAAAGACTACATCATTGAACAACGACGTTTACAACGCAAGAGTTTAAACATAAACTTTGATGCAGATAGTATTCGTCTTGCACCAGTTCTTGTACGAGACAAGTGTAGTGATTGTAAAGAAGAAGTTGCAGGACGTGTAGTACATATAAAAAAGCGGGCTGTTGGTACACCTAAAGAACATTGGGAACGCAAGTGTCTTGCCTGTGATGTGGTTAAAAAAATTAAGTCACTTCACGAGAGGTAATAAATATTATTGTCAGTGGAGTTGATTGCTATATGATTCTATTCTCCTCGGATAACCACTGATGTAAAAGAAAGCTGTCACTTTCTTTTAAAAACCCGATGCTTGAACCCGTCGGGTTTTTTTTGCTTGTCCATCACTTGTGAAAAATAGTTGTTTATTTTTTGGTTTCAGCAGTATATAATAAATAAACACATAATCATATAGCTTAAGGTTGACAGGCCGATCATAATACTGTTGGTGAATCCGTTCTGAAGTGTGACGGCAACCAAATCACTTCGCTATAAAGTGACTTTAGAAGACTACTCAATGAATTAACTCGATTCGGCGAATGCCTTAAAGCAAACATACCCAGTATGCCACTGCTTTCTTCTATCGGAAATGGTTTAGGACATAGATCCTATTAAACAGTCTGTAGACTACCAAGGACATAGTCCGTGGTGACCATCATGTTATGATTTACACTAATGCACCTGAGAGTAAATCTTAAAAATCGACGTAAGTAAGGTATGGGTCAGAGCCTAACACATGAATCTACAGCACAACCAAATAAGCTTACTGCACGAGTGATTCCACCAGAATCGATTGCATTTTAACCGCGTAGCGGTATATAGGTGCATTCATTCAAGCCATCAGCATCTATTAAATGACTTTTAATAGAAATTCGAAGAAGAGAAATTGAGACGGAGCGACAGCGACGGATCAGTTAGATGTTTACATCTAACACCTACTCACAGATATATCACATATGTACTAATGACATATTGGGTAAAATATTTCAGTCAAATACCTGTGTATAATAAATATATCTATTAAAGGAGATATATCATGGCAAAACATTGGTTACTTGGTAAATGGGGTCATATAAAACAATCAATGACAAATCCAAATTCGCCACATTATCATAAAGCACAAGCAAAGAATTTAACTTGCGAATTTGGGTCATTTAGTGAATTTAGAGAATATATAGAAAGTGAACTTGGACATCCAGAGGCAGGACAAAACCTTGCTCGTATTGATCAGAATATTGGATGGGTACGTGGAAATTTAGAATGGGCAACACACCACGAAATTTCAGATAGATGTCCTTCATATACATTAATTGAATTTAATGGTGAAGTACATACAATGGCCGTTTGGTCTAAAAAATTAGGTGCTAATGAAAATACAGTGCTAACAAGATTGCAGCGTGGTTGGGAAGTCATAGATGCAATAACAATACCAGCAAAATATGGAAATAAGTATGCCAAGATTAAGACAAGTACATAACCAATATTGGTATTTTAAAGATGACTTTTCACATGCTCGTCATTACGGTTTTTTAAAGACTCGTACAAGTGTAAAGACACGTGGTGAAAATTGGCAACTCTCTATAGAAGAATATTTCGAATTATGGAATGACGAAGATAAGTGGAATCGTCGTGGTAAAAACAGCGATTCGTACATACTTACAAGACGAGATAGAGATGGTGATTGGACATTCGAAAACTGCGAAGTAATCTTGCGTCGTACACTTCTTTCACGCACACGTCATGGGAAATTTGCACATGTCTGACATATTTGAAAATAGTGAATTTAACGATCCGTATGATCGCCTTAATTTTATAGAATATGTACTTGAAACTAATTGTAAAACTATTGAGCAACTTGCAAATTTAGGCAATCAATATAGTGGTAAGTCGCGAGAACAGATTAAGGACATTGCTTCTTTAGGTACTGAAATGCTTAAACTGAGACTTCGGATTGCAGAACTTGAACGGCGGGTACAATATTTAGAGGCAATAAACTGAAAACCTCGGTATACAGTTCCAAAGTGTATCATTTTTGACACACTTTTCACAAACTTGTGTACATCTTGTGACTTTTGTGCTATAATATATCTATACTGCAGTTTAGTAGTATACAACTTAATCTACGGAGAAAACTATGGCAAAATACCGACTTATACGACTTGCGACTACTGCTCGCGACATGACTACTCGCTGGTTTCAGGCTAGCGAATGGAATGGCAAAATGTTTAAACATACAAAATACGATACACTGCCGCGTTTATTGTATATTTTTAAACGTACTAACTACAAAGGCGAAGTCGAATATGCAAACAATATCGAATGCGATAGCGACTTTGCACACGACAACCTCGAAGAACTCGAAAACTACGTTGACAACTGGTGGGACCCTGCTACTAGACGTTCTATCGACTACGAGCGCGAACTTGACTTGGCAATACACGAAGCAATTGCTGCACATATGGAAAAATGGACTCGTAAACTCGAGGATGACATTAACAACAATTTAGTACCGGCAATTCGTGCTCGTACTAAACAGGACACTGAATAAAACAGTGTACATTCGACCGATTTTAGTGTATAATTATACATACACTAATTTCGGTGTATACAAACTTTATGGAAAAAACTATGATTATTCGACACTTTACAAAGCCACACT